GTGCCAGACAATGCCTCGTCCGGTTCGATACCCAAGAATGGTAGATCAACGCGGTGCAGGCGCTGTGGCGATAAAGAACGGCTTCCCCCAAAAAAAATTAACAGGCAATTTAAGGACCTCACTGGGCTGACCTTTTCGCGCTGGACCGTTCTGGGACTCTCTCACCGCAACCTCGGCCACATCTACTGGCTATGCCGTTGTGATTGCGGGATGGAAAGGGCGGTAACTGCCGCGTCTCTGTTGTGTGGAGGGAGTAAGTCATGCGGGTGCAGGCCGCGACGAGCCAGGCCAAAGAAGCCATCAAGTCGGAAGCATGCTTTCCCCGGCCAGATATTCGGCGAGCTGCGCGCAGTCAAGAAAGTGAGTGATAGCGAATATCCGGTGTTTTGGCTGTGCGATTGTTTGTGCGGGAATAGCATTGTTCTTCGTGAAAACCTGTTGCTTCGCCGACGCTATTACAACTGCGGTTGCGCACACGACCCACGATATAACACGGCCAGGATGAGCGCACATCCGCTTTACGGAACGTGGCAAGGCATGAATGAGGCACCGATGTACCGATGTAAACCATCGCGCTTATGACAATTATGGTGGCAGGGGCATCTTTGTTTGCGAGGCCTGGCGCACGGACTTTTGGCAGTTTGCGCGAGATGTGGGCCAAAGGCCCGCAGGTGATTACAGTCTTGAGCGGATCGATAATGACGGGCCGTACAGCCCAGAAAACGTCTGCTGGGCTGATACCCCGACGCAGAACCGGAACCGCCGATTTAAAGTGAAAAAAAAGATGTCGTGACCTGACTATAAAACCTCAACGTTGACGAGGAATATTGAATGTCAGATTCTCTTACTAACATGGGCGCTAACGGCGACCTTCCTGCCGATTTGGGGCAATATCCTGATTCGGCTGTAGCTAATGCCTGGGCTGCTAAATATGGCGGGAAAATTGCGTTCTATACACTTGAGAGCGATCCGGCAGATTCAACCGGCGCAACAAAGAAAGCGGTCCTTGGTGGGTACTGGGCTGGTACGGCTCCTTATCGTAATCCGTATACTGGAGCCTTAACTCCCAGTAGCATGCCTCCGCAATATCGTGCTCCAGACGCAAAATCCGGCCTGGAAATCTTCGCAACCCAGGGGGTGGTGGCTGAACAACCTGACTGGGATTACAACCCTCTTCGCGGCGTGAAAGCCATCTCTGCCGAAGGCCTAGAGGATCTGCCCTTTGATGTCGGCAACACCCTATCTGTGCACCAACTCTTTGATGTTGGTGTACCTGGCGACTCTATAACGGTAACCATTGATGCTTCTGGGAATGCAACGCTGGCAAACGAGGTGTTGACGGCGGTTAAAAAGGGCACGGTTGTCGTTCAGGCTGTACTCAATGGACACCCAGACAAGAAAGCCGAGGTTACCCTGACCGTTCAGCCATTTGTGGACAAGAAAGCCATCGCCGCTGCCGCTGCGGCCAAAGCTGCTGAGGAAAAGAAAGAGGCCTTCGAGCGAGCGATGTGGCGCATCTATGCCCCTACTCGGTCCCTGGTGATGCGTAGGGGATATAACCGTGTCGCTGTAGGCTATTCCACTAGTGCCATGGCGATGTTTGACAACGGGCCTACGGGCGAGCCGTTTACTGTAACGGCAGATAGCTCTGGAAACGCAGTTATAACCAATGACGAATTTAAGGCAGTAAAAGCTGGCCCTGCAAGACTTACTGCCCGCTTCAAATATAATGACGAATTTTATACTTTCGGTGATATGCACATCGTGCCGAACATTGTTGAAGAATTTTCGTTATCTACAAGGCAGTTGGATCTTCGAAAAGGGCAAGCTAATGCGACCATTACAGCTGTAGCTCTTCTGCCGCTCGGGGCAACAATAACTACAATTACGCTCGTTAACTCCGATGATGGGGTGGCAACGGCTACCAGTACCGGATCAACCATCACTGTTAGTCCGAAAGGTGAGGGGACGACCGTCCTGACCGTTCAGGCAGGTACTGCCAGCCAGAATATCTATATTAACGTAACGAACTAATTCTCTTCGTGCCAGTAAAGTAGTCAAAGCCCCGAAAGGGGCTTTTTTATGCCTGTCAAATGCCGGATGGGACGGCATGCGATCCCTGATCGATCTCGATGCGCGCCGGGATAGCCCGGAGCAGCCTGGTGCGGTTTGGTGCATCTAAAAGTGTCGTGACAACATGATGTGATGACTTTTATTAGACAGGACCACATCAAATGTACGAGTTACCGCGTAACTTCCAGAACCTTCAGCAGCATCATGAGGAAGCCGTTGAAGGCGTCAACCACGCCCGCGCCGCCATCGAAACCGCGAAGCGCGCTGTCAGCCACTTCAGCGATAAGGTGAAAGACCACCAGACCGCCATTAAGAAGAAGCAGGCCGAGCTGTCCGACCTCAAGAAAAAAGCCACTGCCGGTGATGATGTTGCGACCGATATCGCCACCGTCGAGCTGGACCTGTTTTCGCTCGATAAAGAGCTGAAACACGCCCGCGCCGATGAGCGAGAGCATCAGACCTCTGTAGACAGTGCGATCCGTTCGCTGGAGGCTGCGGATGCCAATCTCGCATCTGTCGTTGCCCGTCTGGAGATTGTCGAAATGTCCGACCGCATCAAGCACCTCGAAGCGGAATACGTCGCGACCTACCGCGACATGACCCAGCAGCTGCGCGCCATGGGTGAATCGAAGTTTAACCGTGGGCTGTTCTTCCCGTCGCCAGACCTGCGCGCCGTTTTGCGTGAACAGGGGTTCTGATATGACAGTGCTGAACGGCGATTTCCTGTATTGGCCGGACGTGTTAGCGGTGACCGGTTCATCAAAAACCACCATCAGACGCAAAATGGCTAACGGCTCGTTCCCCCCGATCCGAAAGCTGATGGGACGCGCTGGATGGCCGAAGAGTCAGATCGCGCAATGGATTGCCGAAGAGAAGAAGGGGGCGGGCGTATGCTGATCATCTGGGACATCTTCCTTCTGGCAGGCTTGGTTTTTTTGATTCACCAGTATCGCAAGCTGGAGAAGAAGCATGAGCAGCTGCTGGCCGAGCATAAGGAAATGACCTTCGACCATGGCGAGTGCATCAAGACGGTTGAGCAGCTGACAGAGCAGCTGGAAGGCTACGCTGGCCGGGTGGATAAGATGCACCGTGATTCCCACGCGTTCTTCAAAAAGCTGCTGTCGGTGGTTATGCGTCTGCCTCGCTACAAAATCCCTGACCGCGAGAAGAACCACCACGCGAACCACGTCCGAAAAGGGCTTGTTGAGCTGCTGGCGATCCCCGCAAGTGCTGACCCGGATGAAGAGCCGGACGAAATCGACCAGGACCTGTGCGCGGACGTTGAGAAGGCGAAAGCGTGGCTGGCCGTGCAGCGAGTAGGTAGCCATGACGGCCAATAAAAAAGGCCCCGCAGGGCCTTGTCCATCGCGTCAGCGATTATGCGCCGATGCCGTTCAGGAATTTGATGACCTGATTAGCAGGGATGGTGTTGCTGTTCAGTGCGGCTTCACACGTCTGCTGGATCTGGACGCGGGTAGCCGCTGGCACCTGAGCATCGCGCATATCGTTCAGCGACTTCGCCAGCAAGTTGCGCGCATGGCGCTTCAGCTGAAGGTCTTGCACGTTCGCATGCAGGCTTTTCGCGAACTGGTTACCACCAACGGTATCGGCAGACACAACTGGAATGTACGTGGCGTCTCGAACGGGGATGTGCGGCAGGCCAAAGGCATACTGCTGTTGCAGCTCGGCCATCATCGCTGCGAACTGGGTAGATTTAGCCAGTTCCTCTTCTTTGTGCTTAATGCGCGCAGCTTCGTCTTTTTTGGTCTGGGCGGCCAGTCGGTCAAGCGCGGAGACGCTTTTCATCAGCAGCTCGCTGTTCGCACTCGGATCGAAAATCTCGATGTATTCGTTAATCATTTTGTAACTCCAGATACTTTCAACGTTGAGTGCTCATCGTCGAGTCACGACCGGACGCAACCCAAAAAAAAGCCCCATCAGAAGGCCTGCGGGGCGGTGTACAACATCGGAATCATGAAACAACGGAATCACCGTTATGTTGCTGTCACGAAAAACCAGCCTCCCAGGAAGAATATGAATTTTACTATCACCGTCGATCACGCAAGCCATAACGCTCGCAGCGCAGCATCTATGTTGATGTCCGCGCTCAACGGCCAGCTGCCTCCCGAAGACGCACCACGCATTGTTACAACGTGGTGCCGTGCCGCTGTCGCATCGTATCGCAACGATGTGCAGAACCAGGAGATGATGGCGCTAGAAGCCCGCACTGGCGGCCAGATAACACGCCGTAAACGCGTAATTAAGTCATTTGATAAGAATGAAGGCCCGTTCCTCATCGCCATCGACCGTGGCGAACCGAAGCCCGCAGTCCGGCATGCAGAAATAGTAGCCGACTGGAACCATGCACAAGAGCGTCTAACCACCACTACGGATGAGGTGAGCGAGGCTATCACCCTGTTTGACGAGTGCCCGAACAGCAGTTCACTGGAGTTGCTTGCAAAGCGGTTTAGTAAATTTATTACTGCTGTCGAATATGAGTCTGTCCGGGCAATGCTTGTCTTCACGGAAGAACCGGATCTCTATCTGTTGATGGAAGAGAATGGAGAGGACCCGAGCCAGATCGAATGGCGAACACTGGACTGCGAAGAGGCGGGTGCTCAAGTTTAAATCACTTGAGAACAGCCTTATTCAGCTAAACCGCCCGAACTGTAAGGGTTCTGGCATTTTGAACACTAGAAGCGCCGAAAAAGTAGATGTAACGGCATGATGGCTAAGGCTATGATGACCCCCAGATGCGGAAAAGCCCCGCTGGGGAGCAGGGCTTTCCGTACTTCTTAATATGATTTCGGCGATAGACTTAGCGGGACATCACCGACGCAGCGCAAGTGTGATTATGCGATACGGTTCCTTGATTGACAAGTTACTGATATGGGGTTAGTGGCCCCAGTGACTTCAAGAGCCAGTGTGTTACTCCGTCTTAAAGAGTAAACAAAAGCATAGACATGATACCCGGTTAAAGGGTCTTTTTCCACCGCGCTCGTCGCCTCTCATAAGTCTGTCGCTATCTGATTCTAAGGATTAGAGAATGGCTGATTTACCAACTGCGCCAGCTGCGAACGCAGAAGACGCTCTTGAAAACGTTGTGCCCCTTGAGCTGGATTCTTCATTCCCGTTCGTATGCTTTCCAAAAGGCCGTGTCGTTATGGCCCGTAAACGCATGCGCGGGAAGGACGAGATCGAAGAGCAGGTGACCGTTTGCAGTTCTGATTTCCGTATTGTCGGCTGGGCAGAAGGCAAGAACACTCAACTGCGTATCTGCCGCGTCTTCAATGAACTCCTGCGCAAAAACGAATACTTTGCTTTGCCGACCGACCAGATTGGTTTTGCTGATGGGTGGAAGCTGTTACAGGGTCGTGGTGTGAAAGCCGACCCGAACCCTAAGCTGCGCCAGCTGTTCAGTGCCTATTTGATGGAAGATACCCTGTTTCTGGAAAACGGTGTACGCGATGGCCGTCTGGATAAGTATGAGGTGCTGACCCAGACCGGCTGGACGAAAGACCGCAATACCTACGTTTTCGCTGATGGCGACGCAAATTTCCGCGCAGGCCAGGACGCATCCCGCACCATTGTTGACCTGCAAAAATCCGGTTCTATCTGCGATGTGCAGCAGTCAGGCACGAAAGAGGACTGGTGCAAGCACGTTGCACCACTGCTGAAAGGCAATGACTTCCTGACGCTCTCTGTTGCTGTTTCCCTGGCAGGCGCGATGTTACCGCAGTTAAATGCCCGAGGGTTCGGTATACACCTGTACGGCGGCACCTCCAAAGGCAAGACCACAACCAGTTATATTGCGAACTCTATCTGGGGGGACCCATTAAAGCGCGTTATCAGCTGGGATATGACTCCGCTGGCGCTGGGTATCCTGGCTTCTATTCACAACCATAGTCTGTTGAGCCTGGATGAAGTTAAGCAGGCCAAAGGGAAGGAGCTGGTGCGCGCTATCTACGGCATGTTCAACGGCCAGCTGCGTATTCAGGGTGAGAAAGAGGGCGGTTTACGCGACCAGCTCACCTGGAACACTATGATGCTTTCAAATGGTGAGTTGACGGTCGATCAGCACATCAGGCTGATACTGAAAGAGGATGTAGACGCGGGGGTGCTGGTTCGTCTGTTGAATATCTATTATCAGGAACCGGTCAACTTGCACGGTTCACCCACCGGTAAGGCATTCGCCGAGCGTCTGCTGGCGGTTACGTCAAAATACCATGGCGCGTTCGGTCGGTGGTGGGTACAGCAAATCATGGACAATGAAGACGCTGTTCAGCTCCAGTACAGCGATGCCGTTGAGCGCTGGAGCGGAATTACCGATCAGTACCAGCAGGGTTCGTTCTCCCGTGTGGGTAACCACTTCGCACTCCTGGAAGCGGCGCTCATCCTCGCATCGAAACACCTGGACCAGTCTGTAGACGAGATCCGGGCACTGATGGAACGCCTGTTCAAAGTGTGGCTGGATGGCTTTACGAGTGATACCGGTATGAGCCATGAAGAAAGCATGGTTGTTGAGCGCGCAAAAATCGTTCTCCAGCAGTATCAGCGTTTTGCCCCGGCGAACCTCGAAAAATCGGCTCAAGAACCTCATGGCGAGATCTACGGCCTCAAAGATAACAGCTACTTCTATGTGTACCCAAACATCTTCGCCGAGCACATTGCTGGGAACATGAACCCTATCGACGCCGCCCGTACACTTGAAAAGGCAGAGATGATGATTCCAATGGAACGCAGCAATGGCAAGAAGGCATATAAAAATGGTTTTGTCAGGGCAAGGCAGGGAGATCACGACAAGACCGTGACTTATCGGATGAAGCTGGCGAGGGCCGAAGAGGATTAAAAGAAGCCTGCCAGGAAATGGCGTACACCCACAAAGCCCCTTAATTGGGGCTTTTTTTTGACCAATTTTCCCCTGGGTGTACTGAGGTACACCCGTGGGTGTACCACTTTTTTTCATGGGACATCCAGATAACATTATGTTTTGTATGCAAAAACACCTCTTGGGTGTACCAGGTGTACTGGGTGTATCGTTTTTTCTATATATATATACAACCCCACGATATGCACCACGGCATGATGAGCGTGTTATATGCGTATATATATTTAGTACACCCAGTACACCCAGTACACCTACTACTCTACAGGCCGCATGGTTGCTGGGTTTGTCTGGGTGTACCACTGGGTGTACCAGAAATAGTGGTACACCCAGAAATGGAGAGTGGTATGTGAAGTATTTTCGGAGGCGGTATTGGTTCATGGGTGACCCGAAGCCACCCGTGAAGATCGGGGGTATTAAGTGCTTGAAGCGTCTCGGCTTTCGAATGAAACCTTTGAGCTGGGGAGATCGGGAATGTCGGCTGGAGCAGAGTTTAAGGCCAGTTCGCGCCGGATTCGCGCCTCTGCAATGGCAATGTATTCTTCGGTGATGTTGTCGTCGATGGTCGGAGCAATGCCGTCATCAAGCCTCCAGAGCTGCCGCAGCTCGCTGCCGAGCTTCTTCTGGGCATCAGCTGCCAATGCCAGCTTTTTGAGCCGGTCCATTGCTGCCGGTGATGTATCCTTGCTGACGCCTTCGGCCATTATCTGGTTCTGGAGCATCTGCATGTTACGGGACAGACGCGACGCTACACGGTTGCGCTCCCGATGAAATTCAATTCGCCCAATAGCCTCGACCTCGTAACCATCAAGTAGCTCGCCCTTTTCTCGGGTGGCGCTTTTAACCAACGCGAGCTGGCGGCGTGGTAGACCTGCTGCCGGTAATTTATTGGCTTTCCGCCAGCCGTCCTCGGAAGACCATCGTTCAGTTGTCCTCGTAGTTACGCTGTATGCCTTGGCTGTAGACGCCAGCGTGGCCGATGGATTGCTTTCATAGAACACTCTGGCCGCCTGCCGGATCTGTTCTTGTTCTTCATTCCTGGTTAGTTCCAGTGCCATAGCAGGCCTCCTTGTGCTGTACCCATTGCGGCTGTAGGCCGACCCGAAAGGCATACCCTAGCCGCACACTAAATAATGACTATTTTACCCTGACCCGGCATTGATAACCATAAGGTAAACGAGTACACTTTATTACGAATACTTAACGAGTACAGATAAAGGAACCGACATGAATACACCGCCCCGTGTACTTGCCTATCTTCGGGCCAGCACAACGGATCAGGATGCAGACCGCGCCAAACAGGATTTGATTGATTTTGCGGCGTCCTACGGCGTCACACTGTCATCAGACGACTTCTATAGCGAGAACGTCTCCGGGGCCTCTCTGGAGCGCCCAGAGCTGGATGCACTGATTAAGTCGGCCACGCCTGGCACGGTGCTGCTAATTGAACAGGTAGACCGCCTGACGCGCTTACCGGCCCCCTTGTGGGACACGCTCAAAGCCCGCCTGATGAATAAAGGGATCAAGGTAGTCAGTCTGGACCTGCCGATGACTCACCGCTTTATGACGCCGACCTCGGGTGATGCTGATGACATCGAGGCGCGCATTGTAGACGCTATCAGCAATATGCTGCTGGACCTGCTGGCCGCGATTGCCCGTAAGGATTACACCGACCGCCGCCGCCGCCAGGCGCAGGGCGTAGAACGTGCCAGAGCGGCGGGTAAATTGCTTGGCCGCCGCGCAGATCTGGAGCTTTACGGAAAGATTAAGGAGCTAATTGATAGCGGACTGAGCATGAGGAAAACGGCAAAGCAACACGGCGTATCTTTATCGACCGTACAGCGCGCAATGGCGTACTGGAAAGAACAGGAAGACCAGAATTAAACAGAGTTGCCGCCGTGGGGAGATTGGAACCCGAGCCACGGCGGCGAGTCACCATCAACCCATGAGAGAACCGACAATGACCACACCTATCTTATACACCCTGCCAGGCGCAGTCCAGGCGCGTCGTATTGCTCGGCATGCAGTTGCCGCCGCTGGCGTATAGCGATGCGCCTGATGCGTCGTAGCATGCTTATCCACGCCATTGCGCGGGAGGCCCGCGATGCCATACAGAACTGACCCGCAAAAACGCCTGGCCCAGCTGCTGCATAGCGCGATGAACAAGGGGCACAAATACGCCGTGATCCACGGATTCACTGACCGCCTGGTTATGAGTGGGAGCGATGAACGCCTGCTTAAAGCCTTCGCTGGCTGGACGCCGGATATGAAATTCGTTGATGTGCGGCAGCACCTTGCTACGCTTCCTCGTATATCCTGCTGACCGATGATAGCCCGCCAGCTTCTTCCTGGGAGGCTGGCCTTTATACAAGAGAACCAATGAATAACATTAAACCGATAGTGCTGGCACTTGCTGCTGGCCTTCTTCTGGCTGGATGCGTTCAGACTGCACCCCAAATCCCGCAGCCAGACAAAGCCGCGATAGAGGCGGCAGAGATTGCCAAATACAGCGACGTGCAACTTTGCCAGGCGGCTGATGCACTGCAACCGAGCCTGAACGTTAACCCAGCCTCGCATCCTGAATATAACGAGAATCTGCGCCGCTCAAAGGCTTTAGATGCAGCGACCCGCTCGCGCAATCTCAATTGCTACAAACTCAAGAATGCGACAGTTAAGCCGACCCAACCACTTACGGCGCGTCAGAAACAAGCGAGAGCATCAGCAGCATGTGCTGGTTATGCCCAGCGGGCACAATTCGCTGATCCTTCTGTTCTGCAAGCGATGTGCATGAAGGGTTCCCAGGCTACGCCAGCGAAATGCTCGACCGATAAAGCCCGCTTCAATAGCGAGGCTAATACGCTCACGGGAGCGGCCAGGGCTGAATACATTGAAATCGGTAACGCCTTCCGCGTTGGATGCAACCTGAACTAAGGGATCTCGCATGAAACGAAACACTGCACTTACCACGATAGTTGCACTGCTAATGACCTCCCAGGCCCTATCCGCCACTAAATCCAGCATCGATCCCGCAGCAAACGAAATAGCTTCGATGAAGTGCCGATGGGTGCTGGACGGCGGCAAGTTGACCGACCCAGCGCAGCGGCTAACAATCTACGAAAACGTCAAGAATGAGCGCTGGCTGGAGCTGCTGCCATCCGACAAAGGGAGCATGCCGCCTATCGTGTATGAACGTCATCGTGAAGGTGGTTTTGTCGCAGATGATAAGTACAAAGAGTATTACTGGAAAGGCTCTAACTTCCGCCTGACGATGCAGCGAGACGCTATCTTGCGCAAAGGCGAAGTAACGTTAGCGCTTGAGGACATTGATAATGCGTCCATGCCTGTCAGCGATGCAAAATGTGATGATGTAGTTTATGCAGACAACAACTAATTCCCACGTCAAATTTCTGCCTTGGATGGGTGAGCGTTACCACTCAAGCCGCTACGGTGTGCGCGTTTTAGTGTTGGGTGAGTCACATTACGGTGTTCAGGAGGATTACACGCCCGAGTTCACGCGGGATGTGGTCAACGGTCACGCCTTTCAGCCAGGGTTCCGGTTCTTCACGATGATCACCACCCTGCTGCGTGGCTCACCTGGCTGGGCGGATGAGGAAGAGCGCCGGGAAGCGTGGCAGCATGTGGCTTTTTACAACTACGTTCAGGAGTTCGTGGGCGATGCTGGCCGTATACGTCCCACGCGCGCTATGTGGCGTGATGCAGCAGCTGCGCTTGAAGAAGTGGTGGCCGAACTGCGGCCCGATGTCATTTTGGTGTTGGGCTATCAGATGTGGGATCACTTACCGGAACTGCCAGTAACATGGGCTTGCGTCAAGCATCCCTGCGGCGGAATGTCTTACGATGAGGCGATCCCCGAGTTCAACCGAGCCATCGCAGAAGCCCTTTCCCTGGATGGCTAAAGCTCTTTGGCCTTGGCACCGGCTGGGGCATACTTACTCTCCACTGCTACCCATAACTACAGGAATAAAAATGAGTATTCAGCGTCGTGAAGTGTACCTGGTCCTGAAACAGTTGCCAGATGGGCGGGTGATCTATGTGGAAGGTATCAGATGTGCCCGTAATTACTTCTTTGATGGGCATTCCAGAGTAGACTTATCCGCAGGCAGCTCGGCGAACTTTGTAGAGTTCTCACCTAATGAGCGCCCAATGCAGCTTTTCCACATGCCGAATGAGAACAATGGCAAATGGCAGGCAGCTTTCCATAACTTTGGCTGCTGGCCTGAGTTCGGCGAGCCTGAAGTGGAATACATCATTTTTGTCGGTGCCTATTCTAACGACCGCGACCGTACTTTCGATCTGATGCGTGAAGGGTTAGATCGTGCGTGGGAAATTGTTGAAGGCAATCGCCAGCTGCGTGATGGCGAGTTTAACGACTAACGACACTGCCCCTGCTATGGGGCTTTATTTTAAGGACGCCCCATGGCACTAGCCCTGCACCACGTCTTCGAGATCCTGCAATTTGCAGCCTCAAAACCGAGCACCGCGCGTGAAGTGCGCGGTATAGCTACCCACGCATACAAAAGCTCATTACGGCAGTTCACGCTTTTCTCTGGCATGGTATCGCTGGACGCCCTCTCTCACATCGAGGACGGCACCTACAAAGGGCATACCATCGTCCGGGAGCATCACCGGCAGATGCAGCGCAGCTTAACCGCCTACATCCAGGAGCGCATGGACGGCGCACCGTGGGACTACGCCGAGTTTGAAGAGCGGGTGAAGCATCTTTCCGAGGTGCATATAACCAGCGTGGCCGAGAACGCCGCCCTGAACCGTAAAGGCACGACCTACGAAAGCGTTGGCATCGAGCTGGTAAGCTGGGACACCCTTACCTTTGCGCAGCGCGCATTGCTGCATAAGCATGTTCTAGCGGGCCATGTAGGCAACGCCAGTGCGTTCAAACCTATCCAGGAGCCACACTATGAGCCAGCAATCTGATCTCGAACTCATGCGGCAGGTCACACGCAATCTGCTGGAGGACCTGAACCAGCAGACAAAGCCCAATAACTGGCGCTACTGGATACCACCTGCCAGCGTTGCCCTGCTGCTGTTCGGATGTGGTGCATTCTGCGGCGTTATTATCACACTGGCATTGGTGCGGTAATTATTGAAGGGTAGAGCGCCCGCTGATTGACCGCTCTACCCCAGCTCGTTTCAATCTTTATTGAATGACGCCTGAATGGCTCCTACTGGCCCAGTTAAGCGATTTAAAAGCCCGTTCATAGCAGCGATTGTATCTTCCAGAGGCTTATAAATTTCATCCTGCCGCCGCTTTGTTTCAGACTGTATGCGGGCAACATGGGAATCATAAACTGGCCGCATGCGTTGTTCAGCTTCGTTGTCAGTATCTAATCTATGTATCCATCCAGTATCGAACCCTTGGCTCCCGCCAGAGTATCTTCCACGATGGATTACAAACCATGCCCTTGTATTGAAGGTAAATCCAATCGTCAAATGAGCTTTAGGTAAGTGATCGTCGCCCCTGACCCTTACCTGCTGAACATTTAATTGACTGATTGTTTCGTCTTCCATTTCATGAATTTTAACTAGACATAAATTTAGTAGATTAATGCCTTCTACGATGGCATCTACAAAATTCAAAAGCTCATTAGGCTGCTTTAAATCCAGAGCCTTAACAGACCAGAATGTTGTAGATACAGCTACAAACCGTGCGACGGCAATAAACTCTTTCCATGGGTAATTAACATCTGAATGAATAGCTGCCTGTATCTCCGATGCTGTCCGGTTGAGAAGCTGTTGCGTATGTTGTTCTAACAAATCTTCGATGCGTCTGGAATTATTGTATTGCTTGAGATTCCTTATCGCAGTATCGACATCAATAACTATTGCTCTTGCTTCAATTGCTTGTAATTCTTGGTGAACATAGTTTTCTATCTGGGCTACAGCTGCGGCCAAATCTTCCTTAGTAGCCAAATTTCCCGTTATGCCTTTGATTAATTCTCTAACTATTGTCTCACCGGCTGATTTCCCAGCGGCAGTTGCAAATGCTAACAACAGATCATCAATTCCAACCATATTGGCCTCGACGTAAGTGCGCATAGTTATAGGAACCACATCACGAATGATTTGGCATTGCTAGTGTGTTGGTACGATGGTGGCAGGACGCCACACGAAAAGAGTATAGATAACTCAAAGTAGAACGCAGCGCTAAGGACAAAGCAACATTGACACCTAGCCTTTATTTGTACTGTAATTATATACAGTATTTTAACGGGGAAGGCATCATGGGCGGCAAGGATTCTAACTACCAGGTTATCTATCGCGGTGAGCAACTGGAGCGCTGGACGCCAGGCGGCTGGGTCATCTTCCAGAGGTCAAAGGAGTGCGGCGGTGGCTTCTGGCTGGGCCGCACATATGCAGACTGCTTCGAGTTCGACCGGCCAACAAGTTTGGGATATGCGCTGAATTATATGATTACAGTGAATTCAGTCGCTGCCCAAAGCGATACCTTTGATGATGATTTTGAGCTGACACCTTAATTCACCGGCAGCATCTTCCTAGCAGGCAAATTATTTGCCCTCTAGCGCAATATCTTTCTCGTTTCGCTGCTAACATCTGGCTTTTAAAATTACCACAAAGGATGCCGTCAATGTCTGATGCAGCTGCAAATAATATAGCTCCATTTCTACCCGAAATATTCGAAAATGAAGCCACCGGTATTCTCCAAGATCTGATGGGCACCCCTGCCCTGGCTCCGTTGATGATGTTCATCACGGAAGCCCAGATGAAGGTCGCAAAAGGCTACATTATTGGCGTGTTTGAAGAGTGCTATCAGGCTGGGCACTTGAGTGTTTTGGGCGCTGGCAATGTAGGTGAGCTTTATGGTTATGCGTTAATCTTCGGACATCGAGCGGCAAGCCCTATGCTGTATTGCCACAAGATCTATGTTTATGAGTCCTATCGTGGGAAGGGCATTGGTAGCCAGATGCTTGCGAGTATTTTGAATCAGCCCGCCAAAGTTGGATTGATTTGCTCCCCCTCACTGGTCCCGTTCTATGAAGCAGCTGGCATGCACTGCAAAGGTGACTTCACCACTCCTGGTGATCAGGGGTTCAAGCAGACGCAGGGCATATACTCCGGGTTGAGTATCATGACAAACCGTGAAGATGGTGACACCGGTGGCTTACCTATCTTCATGATGAACGATGATGACGTTGAGCAGATCAGCAAAGCCATAATGAACTGCAATCAGTGAGCAAAACACAAAAAAGGAGTAATCCATGCTGCTTCCTCCTTTTTTGTATGGTTTACCGCATGACCGTTAAAGCATGGGTAATACAATTTAGATATATAAATTCATAAGGTTTGATATGCCTATAATAATAACGTGTTTGTTAATAGCTATAATTTGCATTTTAAATTGGGATTTTGTGATTTTAAATGTCTCAATCATTGGGACGCTTGCCACTGCACTCGCTTTCTTCGCAACCGCATGGGCTGCTTACGAAGCACGATCAAGTGCAAAAGCTGCATTTAGAGCAGTAGAGTTAACAAGGGAATCATTATCTGAAAGTAAAAAAACGGCTTTTAAACAATGGTATTCCTTATTACTTGAAAAAAACAGCGAAAGACAAAAGGATGTTAATGAATATTTAAATGGTAATACTGCTTTATGTGAAAAATTAAAAGCAGATTGTGCTTTAGATAGAGTTTATAACACCATTACTAAAGATAGCGTTTTATCATCCTATGTTAGAGGCGTTTATCATATTTTAAGCTATATTGATAGAGAATATTATGGCGATAATTTAGATTTACAAGGAAGGATGGTTTTTGCTGAGCAACTAGCAGATATCATTCCTGATAGATTGAAGATTGTAATTGCGATCTATGGACTCAACTACGAAAGTCTCGATCATGTAGAGAACGCTAAGCTTAGGGAATTGCTGCATAAATTTGATTTCTTTAAGAATAATTTATTCTTCGATGAGGCAATTAATGAACTACATTACATAGGCCGATTTATTAGCGAACGTTTCATTAATACATATCGCAACCATCTTTTTTCGGCAATTTCGCATCAGATTGAACATGATATTTATACGTCAATGCCGTTAGAGTTGCTAAACCGTACGAATTCGACAAATCTACTTTTTTCAATACTTTACGCATATCAAAACCCAGCCAAAATACACATAGAATACGTTTTTGGTAAATATTTTGATCATACAGTTAGTGAGGTTTTGTGCGAAATTGACAGCGCAATGAATAGACATAAATTAAATCTAAGGGAAATGAAAAGGGTAAAAGGATATTGTGTTTCCATTAAGCCTCATCGTAGGTGTAGTGATAGCCGAAGATTAAAAACCACTGGGGATATTATAAATCTTACAAGAAAATACATATTAAAAATACAAAGTGATCATCAAGCAATGATCCTTATGAGTAATGTAAGATTTTGCCATCCAACTACGTTTAATGATAATAAGGATGGGCGTAATTTTGAGAGAGTGGTTCAAACATATGCTTTAACTCTGAATTTGCTAAAGCTTCGCATCGATAAAGATCGTCAAGCAAAAATTGAGTCACTTGTTACTTTAGCCAATGCTGAAATCATGAAAGACTATAACTACCTGAAATCATTGTCTCAATAAATTTTAGAGAGATATTTTTAATTTTGCATAGAGTTTACAGGAGTAAAACACTACTTTTCAGGAGATATTTTACTCAAGTTTATTCGATAATTTATTAACCGCAACCCATTGTAAACAATACTGTTTACACTCCATCATAAAGCACCAAACTGGTTGCGGCACTAGTCTTTTCGACGCTACCATCCCCATGGTAACCACAAAAGATTGTATATATGAACATCGAAACCATTACCGGTGCGCAGTTTTCCGCGATGCTTGGCAACTATAAACCATCGACACGGAAGGATGACAAATTCTACCCCCGCCCGATCTCAAAGGGTAAGTGGCACCGGCAGCAATGCGAGGACTTTTGCGAGATTATGCGGCTCCAGGAGCTGCCTGCGGTTAACCATGAATTGATTGCGATCAACTCGCTGGTAGGCAGGGCTATAAAACTGGCCTTCGCCCCTCTTCGTCGCCACGCGGAGTTCATTGCGGGCGTCCCAGAGCTGGTATATAGCCCGAAAGAATTGTTGAAAAAAATGGAGCAGCAATACGGGCATCTTCGCGATGACCGCAGCGCTGCCCTGAATGCGATTGATGCTGTTCGCAAGCGCGCGATTGCGCAGCTGCAACACGTTAAAACCTTCCCCGAGGATTGGGGACGCGAAGCCTATATGGAGACTATTGGTGGGTTACTGGATCACCTGTTCACTCTCCAGGGGGATGTGTTCGCAATCGGCCAGCCGGTGCTGTTTAACCTCTATTCCACATCAGCCAAAAGCGCATGGCATAGTTACTTCAACATGTGGGAAAAGCTCACGATAGAAGAGCGGGCGCAGCGTCTGGACAGTCACCGAGAGTCCGCCGCCGAGTGCCATCGGCTCCTTGCGCATTACAACGACCTGATGGGCGAATACGCGAAGAGCAATGTGATTTTGCAGCGTCTCAATGCTGACCTGAAAGCCGCGCGGAAAGAGGCGGTGGTCGAATACAACGACCTTGTGCAGTATGGCGATTATCCACTTCGCGCCAGAACGCCTGAACTGACCGGCGATTACTATGCTGACGCACAACTCGGTGAAAATGGATGTTACATACTGACCATTCCGGCATCACTGGCCGTGTCGTTAAACCTGACGCCGGACGCCAGAATCAAGATGGGTCTGACAGGTGACTCGCTTATCGTGAAGAACCTTGATGCAGACAAGCCCCCATACGTCGCACCTGCAACTGCAGAGACTAAGCCCGATCAGCCGGTCATTGCTGCGCCGCCAGAGGGCAAACTCCGCCGACTGTTCTCGTATATTTTCAGACGCGCAAAGCAGACCAGTTAAATCCACATTCCCCCTGCGGCTTCTCACCTGCATAATGGCGTCCCACTTTCAGAGGACGCCGCCATGACCACAATCGCAGTTAACCAAACTCTCTTCGCCCTCGAACTGGACCGCAGCGCCGGTAAGCCGCTGAACCTCTTCCGTGTCATTGGCTGGTCCGTGTCAGCCTTGGGGAATATCCCCCTCACCTCCTTTCTCGGTCACTTCTTCGACCAGTGGCATGCTGATGCGAACAAGGTCACTATCAACGGCACCAGTTACTATTTCAGCCCGCAGCCACCTGCCGGATCTCGCGTTAACTCCCCGTCCGGGGAACTGGTTTTGATGCCGGTTGAAGATGACGAGATCTCGATGACGGCCATCCTGAAAAATGCCGCATCCCGAGTGAACCGCATCTACCACTAAAACCGCAGCAAGCCTTATGCTGCGCGGCTTTGCAGGTCGTCAAACCTGGCTTAACTGTGTGTTCCGGGGCATAATATTTGCAACGGGACATCTGTACAAAAGTTAGGATAACAATGAAAAACGCAATCATTCCTGCCGCGCCCTACACTTATGCGCTGGAGTACGGCCATATCGCTGAACAGGGGATTAACCCCATCGCGCTATATCTGATTACCGGCTGGCGCATCAACGACGAACGCAGCCGTTCAGAACCCGTACTTGCGCAGCTGGGCACATTCTTCGACTCGTCTGAATTGTCGGAAGACGATGCAAAAGAGCTATCAGACTGCCCTCGGGTAACGGTCGCAGGCAATGAGTACATCTACGAGTATTCGAGCTGCATGGCCTCCGAAGACCCGCGCGAGCTGAGGCTCATGTTGATGCCGATGACGGCTGCTGACACTAGCACCGCATCATTGATGGCCGCAGCAGATGAACGGTTGAGAGGGATCGCGAAACCGCGTAGCTAATAACTTCCTTCCTGGAAGGCTGATTTTCGTGACACGATGATGAAGGCTCACAACTATAAGAGCCTTCATCATGAACAACGAAACGTTACAGACCGCTTTTAACCCCGCAGCACCCGCTGACGAACAACAAGACGCAATGGCCCAGGCGCAAAAAGCGGCCATGCCCTCAAGCGTCCCGGATATGAGTGAGCTGGTGCAACACATCGCCTGCAGTCATGAGAACACCGAGTTCTTCAAATCCCTGCAAAAGCCGTCCGTAGTGCCCTTCCCTTCGCATGCAGTTCAGCACGGCCAGCAGCGTGGTATGCAGTCCGTCTACCTCGACGAGCGCCAGCTCCAGATGCAGGGGCAGTATTTCGAGAAGCCCAGCAACTTCAACTTTGACAGCATGCGCATGATGGTAGACCGAACCCCAGTCCTATCGGCGGTTATCATGACCCGCATCAATCAGGTCCGCCGCTTTACGCGGATGAACATGAGCGGCACGGGACCCGGATTCAGCGTTACGCCCAAAAACCAAAGCGGGCGGATGTCAGACGCAATGCGCAAGCAGGTGGCCGACATGAATATGTTCTTCATGAACTGCGGTTTTGAGTCGAACCCACGCCAGCGCCAGCGTCTTGGCCGCGATAGTTTCAGCGGCTTCATGGGCCGAATCATCCGCGACTCGCTGGTAATGGACTCCGCCCCGATTGAAACCGAGTATAAGAGCAAACGCGCCCTGGGCATGGACGGCTTCTATGCGGTCGATGGGGCAACAATCCGCCTCTGTAACGAGGACGGCTACGAGGGTGATGACGAGATCTTCGCTCTCCAGGTGGTGCAGGGGAACATCCGTACCGCGTACACTTACGATGACCTGATCTACGTTCCGCGAAACGCCCGCACCGATGTGCTCCAGGGTGGCTACGGCATGAGTGAAACCGAGCTGCTTGTCTCTACGGTGACCGGCTACCTTAACGCCATGACCTACAACCAGAAGTATTTCGACTCCAACGCGATCCCGCGCGGCCTGCTGCATCTGTCTGGCGACTATTCCCAGGATGACCTGAGTAGCTTCAAGCGCTACTGGAACAGCATGGTGCGCGGCATTAACAACGCCTGGACGCTACCGGTGATGACCTCCAAAAACCAGGAGTCGAAGGCGAGCTTTGAGAAGTTCGGCACTGACGTAAACGAAATGATGTTCTCGAAGTGGATGGCGTTTTTAACGTCGATCATCTGCGCCATCTACGGCATGGCCCCAGAAGAGATCAACTTTGAATCGTTCAGTTCTAACGCCAGCGCGCTGCGCGGTTCGAACACTGAAGAGAGGCTGATCAACTCCAAAGATAAGGGCCTGCGCCCCCTTCTGGCCCACTTTGAGGACCTGTTTACTGATTTCATCGTGGCCGACTTCAATCCTGATCTGGAGTTCCGCTGGACCGGCCTTGATGAAAAGAGCGCCCAGGTACAGCTTGAAGAAGAGAAGATGGCGAAGACCTTTAACGAGATGCGCAAGGCGCGTGGCTGGGCTGAAATCGATCAGGCCTGGGCGCAAGCCCCAGTGGGCGCGAGCGGGGCGCAGCAAGCCTTCCTGGCTGACCACCAGCGCAAGATCGCCGAGAAGCAGCAGGCTGCTTACGCTGCCCAGCAGCCAGACGCAGTGGAACAGGATCAGCAACTGCCAGTGCAGGAGATCCAGAAGTCATTTCAGTCGCCCACTCTCCCCCAGGACATGGCAAAAGCCTTCCAGGAAATGATTCAAGAGTATTATTACTAAGCAAATCGAGGGGGAGAAATCGCTTCCCCTTCTGCTCACCAAATGTTGAAAGCCTATTCTCCCACTGGGTTTCGCTTGACCGCCCTTCTCGACGCATATTAAAGTAACACCGTAATACATTATTACTTTAATAAAGGAACCACCCCCGATGATTATCCTCATAGGAAGCAACAAAGGCGGGCCGGGTAAATCCACGACCGCCATAAACGTAGCTGTAGCGCTTGCTTTGCGTGGACATGATGTATGCGGTTGTGATGCTGACAAGCAGCATAGCTTTTCAATCTGGCATTCCTTCCGCCAGGAACAGGAGGTGAAACCAGAAATCACATTGGTGCAGGCCGAAGGCAATATAAGTAAGACACTCCTGGCGCTGGATCAGAAATTTGATTTTGTTGTCGTTGATGTTGCTGGTCGTAACAGCACTGAGTTTGTTACCGCAGGGGTTGTGGCAGACGTTATAATTTCCCCTCACCTCGCCAGCCAACTCGACATGAGCACAATTGAAGAGCTGAAAAAGCAGTATGAAAACTGGCAGCTGCTCAATGAAGATTTGAAGCTCTATGTTTACCACACACGTGGAAACACTAACGCCAGCGTGAAGAAAAAGGAACGCGCCGAATTTCTGGATTTCATGGCCGAACATCCTGAACTAACCGTGCTCAACGCAATTAACTATGAACGCAAACCTTATCGCGATTCCATCCCTGACGGGCTGGGTGTTCTTGAGTTAAAAAGTCGCGGGACTGAAGATGCAAAAGAAGAGGTAAACCAATTGATGAACGAGGTATTCCCGGTATGAAACAGAACCCTAAAAAACCAATGACGCCAGCTGAGAAGCATGCAGCCGCAGAAAAGCTGGCTGCGCAAATGGCTGATAAGGGATATACCGGAACTGCCGCAGAACAATCTACCGTAGAAGACAAAAATGTTCGCCGCAGCCTCTACATTCCGAAGTCGTTAGATGACGCACTGACGCTCAAAGCCAAAGAGAACGCTTATCACGGAACGGGGCCTGGTAACGTGTCAGCACTTGTTGTTGAGCTGCTAACCAAAGCACTGAAATAGTCAAAGGTACTGGGGTAAAGAGAAATGACCAGCGAATCAGAAGAATACGCCCGTCTGATGGGGGAATACTTTCGCAACAAAGAGCAAGGCATCGACACCCCTATGCCTGAGTATTCTGGCCGTCTTACCCCAGACCATTTGAAAGACTCTAAGCGCCCCCTTACCCGCAAGGAAGCCAGGGAACAAGCCCAGGCAAAGGTTGCTGCTCAAAAGGAAAAAGCCCAACCAGTTATCCTGGAGAAACAACCGGAGTGGCTCAAAAGCGCATGCAAACGCATCATTAACCGCCTCAACAAGCGCCTGAGCACGGAAGACAGATCTGTTATTCGACGGGAGATTAAGCAGCGACTGCGAAACGGATTTGATGAGGAAATGGTGTTCCGGGTAATGAGTCAGGACCCGTTAATAGTGCATGCCAGGACCCAACCACCTTCTGCAACCCCAAAACCCGCCAAAACAATGAAGGGATTGGGTGGTGTACCAAAACCCAGAAAGAGCAAGATTAATGCCGAAAGCGAGCGAGCCTGGGAAGACGCTCGCCGCCGCAGTCGCAACACGATAGATGCGGCCAAACAGATGACATTTGGCATCAAGACCATCGAGCCGCGCACGGCCACTGCTGGCTACAGCATCAATACCGGCCTTCCAGGGAAAGAAAGCATTTCGATGGAGAACCCGCGCCAGTTCAACATCCCAAACATGAGCGTGAATGTGGGTTCGGTTGGTAAGAGAGCCGATCTGAAAGAGGTCATGAAGCAACGGATCAGCATGGTTCTGCACCGTGAGTTCGCAATGTTTGTTATTAAACACAAAGCATCTGAAAAGACGACCGACCAGCTGGCCGATGAGTTTCTGGCCGAGCATGCAGCTCCTGCACCAGTTCAGGCAGAGCCTGTACCGGTTGCCGCCCAAACAGTTCGCCCTGTAGAGATCGCTGATGTTCCCATGACTCCTGTGACAGCAGCACTTACCCAGCCTGCTACATCACGCGAAAAGCACACCCGCAAAAACAGCCCCCGGAAACCGCGCACTAACGCCGAACTGGTAGAGGTCCGTGACGCTGGGGAAGATGTCGTGTGTTATGGCCGTCGCCGACGCAATCAGTGGCTGTTCCGCGCAGACGTCGAATTTAACTGCTTTGGCCGATGCCTCATTACCCAGGTAAGTACTCGCCGGTGCGAAGCCGCTCACCTGGTCCCGCATGCTCGCAGAGGCGGTGCCAGCTTCAAAAACGGCATTCTGCTGCGCGCTGACCTGCATAAGCTATTCGACATCGGAGATATGGCGATTTGCCCGGAGACGCTGGAGATTCATTTCAGTACCGAAGCGTTAGAGGACGACGCAGACCTGCGCGAGTTAAATGGCAAACCGCTTCACCCTACCCGCCATCCGATTAATGCCGAGTATCTACGTGCGCGCTGGGATGAGTTCATCAAATAAGGAGCTTCCATGAAATTTGAAGATAAACCAGACCGCGACAAGCGCTGGGTGACCGTTGTGGTCAGTGCGAACCGAGCACCAGTAAGCCCTATCACTAAAGATCTGAGCTGGCACAAGACACTGATGGCTTATGGCATACCTCATGAGGTGGCCGTGCGCTATATCGACCTTCGCGGTGAAGCTAACCGCGCGACCGAGGCTGACCCCTCGCATGTAGCCGTTTTCGAGTATGAAGGCATTAAAATCCACTACCAGCAACACCGGATTAGCTAACTATGGACCTTAACAACCAGACGCGAGCGGGTGAACCGCTGTAATGAACGACTATAAGCAGATGTACCTGGCGCTTTGCCACTATTATCAGCAGAACCCGCCGACCGCAGGTTACTGCGAGGTTCACCACATCACCCCGCGCCACGTAGGCGGAAGCGATGAAGCAAAGAACCTGGTCACCCTACCGTTTTATTACCACGTAATGGCCCACGTCCTCTACGCAAAGTGGAAGCAGACGGCCAACGCATGGGCTGCGGTCATGATGATGACCGGTAACGCAGTTCGTCATGGCGTGAACATCGATCTGAGCCATGTTGCGCTGCTGCGTGAACAGGCAATTCTCGCGCAGCTGGAAAAGCATCTGCTGAGTAAAAAAGGCCCGCGTTACCTGAATATTGAAATTATTGTCCTCGGCAGCGAGATCGACGCAATCACAACGAACGCCAGCAAGTTCATGTATGAAACTGAGGCCCTGTATTTGCGTCACGTTGAAGACTTCAACACATACCACGAACGGATGAAGCGCATCATTGAGGTACTCCCGGACGCACTGGATTCACGCCGCGTCGAGATACTGGCTCTTCTCAAGCGCGCAGCGAAGATCAATCCTTGTAGCTATGATGATCTGCCTCGCTACGCTGCCAAAGACCGTAAGAAATGGGAGCGCATCGAGCGTGAGTATTTCGCCGATAAGAAGTCTGGCCGGATCACTGGCGAAGGTGTTCTTGATGAACTGGTGAAGCGCGCGGGGGTACTGACATAATGACTTACGAACAGCTCTACCTGGCGCTTTGCCACCACTACCAGACGCATGCAGCCCTTACCGGCTACACGGAGGTTCACCATGTTATTCCGCGCCATGAAGGCGGCAGCAATGCCTCTGAGAACCTGGTAACGCTGTCGTATTCGCATCACCTTCTGGCCCACATCCTGTTCGCTAAATGGAAGCAAACGCCGCAGGCGTGGGGCGCTGTCATGCTGATGGTCGGCATCAGCGACCGTCATGGCGTGAACGTCGATATTGCTCACGCGGCGCAGTTGCGTGAGCAGGAACGGGCTGTGCGGTTGTATGAGAAACTTTCCCAGCCCAAAGCCGGTAAGCAATGGCTCAAAGACAAACTGCGGTTTGTGAAAGGCCAATGGAAAGACTTCTGCAAGGGCGTCGCGCGCACGGATTTTGACGAGTCCCTGACTTATCAGGACACCTGCGATAGCTTTTGCAAAGCCGTGGGCGAGCTGGCGCTGTCTCTCACCGCCCTTCCTGGCAAGCTAGAGAAATTTCGTGCGGAAATCGAAGCCCAGCTGTCGGTTATCGACCTGGACGCAATCAAGCCGTTCAGTGAGATTCCGCGCTACCGGCCAAAAGACCGAAAGCTCTATGAGGAAATTGAGCAAGAAATCATTGAAAGCGGGCTGGCCGTCGATGCGGATTTTGATATTTACCCCTGGCAGACCATACAAAAGCATCAATGGCAGCTCTTTGGGTGATGTGAAAGGCGATGGCCTATAATTAGTATGTTGTAACTATAAAGTTAAGGTTGACGGTTACCCCACCAGAACCTGCTGAAATCGTAAACAATATTATTGTCCTAATATCTGTATGAGGTATACTGACGAAAGCGTCAACCACTTGCGCCGCAAGGGCTTGAGCTATCTCACTGAATACTTTGAACACTTTGAATACTGGAGGTGAATATGATTACGCATTCTCGATTCACTATCGCTGATAGCTCTTCTCTTTTGGGCTTTTTGCGTGTACCCGGCGTTCAGGGCGCTTTTGAAGTTCGTTCTTTCATTGACCGTGTAAAACGCCCACGTTTTATTGTCGTGCATGAGAACTGGCATGATGCTGACCGCCGTGAGCGAATCGCTCCAGTGGTCGTTATGCAGTTTGAAGCTGATGGGCGTCAAAAGTGCATTGATCAGCAGGCTGATACTCCATTCAAAGGGGTGGATCTGGCTGGACTAGGCCGCCGCGCGATGGAATTTTTGCAAAAAAATGAACACGGCTTATTGGCATGTCACCACTAGTCATTGACGGACACGACAAAAATCTTATCTGGCCTGACGATCTTGATGAACCGGGCCAGACCTACCAGAAGTTAGCCAATACCAAAGATGATGATGGCGATGAACACGAAGTTATCCTTGAGGATGACGGCGATGAAATGGCGCGTCTTTATCTACGACATGTTGAAACCGGTGCAGTATCTGCCAACTTCTTGCTGGAATTCGGCCTAACGCCACCAGAAGGTTTACCGGACCGTATTCCGCAAATTACCAGCGCCTTTGTTGGCGAAGAGTATCGGAGAGTAAAGCTCTCCCAGCACGTTTACCGTTTGATTATGGCTCACTATGGTGTTGTGGTCAGCGACTCACATCAGACGGCTGGCGGCATGATGATTTGGCTTTATATGGCGCTGGGTAAGGACGTGCAAATCAATATCATGAAAGTCCGTAACGACAAGCTGGAATATCGACTGAATGATGCAGGTGAGCCAGAAGTCTACTGCGGCGAAATAGAGTTGCTGGAGAAGGCTGGCCCTACTATCTGGGGCGGGCCAGATGTTGTTATTGAAGAGATCGACCTTGAACGTCTCGGGTTCAGACCGACGCACCAGGATATGCAACATATTGTACTGGCGGCCCGCCCAGCCTGATGGGCGCTATTCCTACCGTTTAAAATCTCCGAGTGCCAGCCCTTCGCACAAAGCGCGCTGTTGCACAAATTCTTTGCGCGCCGCTACAAGCCCCTTGTCCCGATAAACATCGTCCCAGTCAGTGTCAGCGGCTTCAGGCCAGCTTATCTCGATATCGCCCAGCATGTCCCTTGCCTTGAGCGCCCCACGCTGTCCTGCGCCGTTTGCATCGTTGTCAGCTGCAATTGCAATCCGGGCCTCCGGGTAACGCTCGCGAATGCGCGCGGCTACGTTGCGGAGGTTTCCGGCATCAAGCGCCATGAGGCTGTTCACTTCTGGGAACATCACCCCGAGGGCGAACGCGGTCGCATATCCCTCACTGACAACAAATGGTAGGGTGGGTTCAAAGGCTCCCACGACGCGGTGTGTGCCGTACTGCGCAGCTTTGCTTGAGCCTGCCAGGAGACGCTTGTAGATCTCCCCTGCGCGCGTCCTGTAGATGCCCTGGATAGCCACAACCTCCCCCGTCCAGTCGTACAGTCGCAAGATTGTCGCCCCGCGCGTGAAGATGAGTTTCTTATCGTCCGGCAGCGGAAATTCCAGGGTGCGCGTCAGCTGGATGACCGAGTGATCACCATAACCTTTGTCCCGCAGGTAAAAGCAGGGTGCGGTTGTATGATTTTCACGGATCAGACGCATGTGACCGTGCAGAACCGCCAGACGCTGTTCGTTGGTCATTTCGGGTTCTTCCGATGATGGTTGCGGGATCACCGGCTGCGGCAAATTTCTGCCTAGGTAGGCATTCAGTTCGCGTAGCGCATCGGCATCCGTCCAGCCAAAAGTGAGTTTAAGCAGATCCCAGCCATCACCTGAGCCGCAGCCATTGCAGAACCAGCGCCCCCTATTTTTGTCATCGAATCTGAAACGGTCTTTTCCACCGCAGTGTGGGCAGGGGCCATGCGAACGGCCAGAAGGGAGTTTTACGCCGAGAGCGTCGAGGGTAGTGCGCCAGCTTCCGGCCAGCTTCGAGTTAATGTCAGCGAAGTTCATGATGTTCCGTGTGTTCAGAATGGCCTGGAATCGAGCGGCGGTAGGAGCTTAAAAGCTAAACCCCTTGCTTTGCAAGGGGTTTAGGGGTGATATGTTATTACTGTAACACGTTAATACATTATTACGGTATTAATTACGGGTGACCCAGGTACAGGCTATCCCCTACCGCCGCAATGAACTCGTTCATTTCCAGCTCTTCCAGCCACTCGCCAGGGATCTCATCGCCGTGGGTAATGCCCAGCAAGGCTCCTGCGATGCTCGCAGTGCTGTCAGAGTCGCCGGAGTGGTTAGCAGCCATCAGAACTCCTTCAGTGAAGCTGGTGGCGTTCAGTGCGCAATACACGCCGATTGCCAGCGCCTCTTCTGCAACCCAGCCTTCACCGAGCTGAGTAAACGGATCGGAATACATGTCAGTGGCGAGGGCTGAGTGCATCGCGGCCATCACCTCACCATGACCAGGGTACTCTGCCAGAATATTCACCGCACCCTGGCAGGCTTCTTTAAGGTCCTTGCCAGCCAGCAGCTGCTGAACAATCACGGCCATCACGCCACCAGACAGGTAGCCAGATGGGTGGCCATGGGTGAGTGCGCAAAGGTCGGAAGCCAGCTTAAACGTCTCGGCAGGCGTCATGCCGCGAGCGTAACCGAACAGCCCTACCGGGTGCGCGCGCATGACAGTGCCGCAGCCTTTCGAGTCATTGTGAGCAGGTGCGCCGAGGGATGGCATCGAGCGAAGCGCCGACAAACAGGTGTTACCTGGTGCGCGGCGGTTATCACCGTTGCGGAAAAGGTTAATCATGCCGTCCATTTCCGCTGGGATGCTTGGGTTTTTGTCACCCTGCGTCCAAAGCCAATTAATTAGTGCCTGCGCGCCCGCCCCGATAAAGTCGGTGCCGTTAGCGTTAGCGCGGCAAAGCCCTTCCGCAGTGAACAGAGACATTTGCGTGTCATCGGTAAAGCGGCCAATGCCACCGTAACAAGGTGCGTAACCATTGATGCCTTTCGCGCCGAAATTCTGGCGGATGGCCTCAATGCTCATGAACTCTACTGGCGCACCAATGGCATCGCCTACGGCGGCACCGAACATGCAGTTGCGGAAAGCGGATTTAATGGAGGCGGTCATTTGTCGGTTCCTGTGGTCAATTATTAAAGCAATACTGTATTAATGTATTAATGTATTACAGTAATAATTCAGCGCTGCAATAACTGTTTCCCAGACTACCCAGCCCCTCCAACAGCGCAAGCGCTGCCGCTAAACGTAACGCTTTGGTCGTTCGGTGGGGCGATGATGCTCAAGTTTGCCGGTTCGGTAACTGCGATACAAAATGCGCGCGCGGACCATATCGTAAACAGTGCCCCGGCTTGTCACTAAGTTCTGGGCGTTGAGTCGGTCGGCAATAGCTTTCCATGTCATCCCAACATCCCGGCCGTGGCTGATGATCTTAATCGCGCTATGCGGGTCGTAGGTGCCAGCTTCCTGATGCTCGGTCAGGGTTATCGCTTTCTTTTGGGGGTGAGCATCGAGCGCGACACGGCAAGCGTCTTCAAGGGACATTCCCTCTTCAATCTTTTTCAGCAATTCCGTTGCCAGTTTTTTCCCTACCACCTCAATTACAAGTTTCATAAATTCAGAAGCCTCCAGAGGCTAATTCAATGCAAAATGGCGCGTAAGCGCTGACGAGACAGGGCTATTTCCCACTCTTCAACTTCCAGGCGATCCGACGTTGGTTAACAAGGTTCTCCAGCTCGGTAGTCTTTGCCCGATAAATGCGCAAGATGCTACGCACGGGGCTGAATGTGGCCTTCACGGCTTGCTCATGCCGCCTGGCGATGGAGGGTAAATCATCGATCCCGGCTAGATGGACCGCGCCCCAGTAAGTCTGAGCAGCATCGTGGATTTTACTTAATGCGGGAAGAAGCTCGGGGATGCCATGCTTATCTTCCTGGCAGGCTTCCAGTGAGTTTTTTTCAGCGAACCTGAAAAACGTGTTTACCCCGAGCTTTGCCTCTTTGAGCCTATCCCTGCGCTCCTGAGTAGGGGCTTCGATTAGCCCCATCCAGGCCTCTTCAAAACGAATCGCAAATCCCATCATCGAAACGATAACGCTGCAATACTCATGCTGACGATGACCGTAGACAAAGCGAAGGTAGGTCTGGCATTGAGCTAAATCGTAACGCTTGCCATCGGAAGGACGCGGAAAATCAGTACGCTTACGCCATGAGCGCTGAACCTTCTGGCTCGATGAGATCAAGGGCAGGAGCTGCTGGAGGTCAAGACTCTCACTCATGATGGCTCAACTTACGCATTGTCTTTCGTAGCGGCCAAATCATGCGGCCAGCGTCATCAGATGGCTTGCCGTGGACCAGCATCATCCGCTTGCGGTCGTAAAATTCATTAACCAGCTGGTCTTCAAAGCGGATAGCATCACGGCCAGCAGTTATCAGATAGCCCTCATCGAGTGCCCAGTACGCGAGTCCGCGCCAGAACGCGTTATTTACCGGCTGGAGCTGCACATCATTGCCTTGCTCAAGCAGCTGCGCGACAAAGGCTCGGGGCAAGTTGCCAATGTCAGCCTGATGCTGTTCTTCAAGTGAACGCCAGACGCGCAAGCGCACTACGTTCGGCTAGGGATGCCACCATGCGATCAGATACGCGGTTGAATGTTTGTAACCGGTGGGCGCATCGAGGTAAACGAGGTTCTGCTTTGTGCGTGTGCGCTTGAGCAACCGATAGCCATCAGGCACGGAATAGCCTTCCAGGAAGAAATCTTCATACGTCCGCGCATTCGGGTTCGTGTACGGACAATCAGGCCCGCCGAACTCCTGCCCGACCGGACGCATGCGTTCCCAGGCCAGCTCTTCTTCGCTCGGCTCGTAATTTTCCGGCATTGCCGCCAGCAGCTCGGCCAGTGTTCGCTTGTCACTCATTTCTCACCTCGGTTCTCGCCGCACTGCATCAATCTCTGATAGCCCTCGTTTTCGGACAGCGGCATATCAAGAAGCTCAAGAAAGGCTTCAAACTGAACGGGGGAAAGATTGATTCGCTGAGGCTTGAGGGACGCAATCAGCGCTGTTTCACGGTCAAATTTGCTGCTTAACCGCTGGCTTAGACGCTGTTTATTTCGGTGGATCAGTTTCTGTTTCACGGTTTAGTCAGCACAAGGCCGCTTCGAGCTGGTCCAGATTTCCAATCAGGCCTGTTCGGGTAAATTGGTTTACTTCCAGCTCCTCCCGGAAGGTCTGCGCATCGTCGATTTCACGCAGGTAGGGCTTTGATATGCGATCAAACAGGATGAGCACCGCCCCAAAATTCTGGAGCTGACTCGCCATCAACTGCCAATAGTCCAGATCATCGCGATGAGTAACGGCAATAACCTCGGTACGCAGCATCCACGACATAAACGCAGCCTGAGTACCGTCAGGGCACTCTGGCTCGGCAGCACGGTCCACCCACGTATAAACGCGCATCGCTTCAGGTAGCTTTGGGATGAAGGTGTCAATCCGCTCAACATCAAAGCGGCAGACAAGCTGCGGGTGCGTCTTCATGTTCATCAGCGCGAACTGGCTACCGTCCGTGCGCTGATACCACATGCGGCCAGATGGCGTTTTCACGCCTGGGATCTGAAATTCGTATGCGCCGCTTCGCAGGAATTCGAGCGATTCTGCGACAAGCAACCTTGTCCGCAGATCTGAGTTTTCAATCAATATCCTTTCCATAGGTGCGCATTTTCTTACGACGCCGAAACGATGTAAAGGCGGGAAACCTAGAAACTCTAGGCTTTACAATTACTTGTTCCGTATTCGGAACAGAATGATGCGGCTTTTTTGAATAATCTATTCGCGGGCAAAAAGCATAAACATGCCTACTTCCATAAAAGCATGCCCAGCATCATAAGAAACATGCCTACTTTCATATTTTGAAGCAATCCAAATACGGAAAGTGCCTACTTTCATAATAGCCAACACCCAAAATGGCGAGATCCGTTATGAAAGTAGGCACTTTCTTAGCTCACGTTATGAAACTGAGTATGTATTGATTATCTCGTTATGAAAGTAGGCATGTTTACACTGCTAAGAGCTTAGGATTCCGGTCGCTGATTACAAAAACAATGTCTCGACCCTTTTTCGTTTCATTGAATTTCAGATAACCAATCTTCAACAAATCATCCATTGCTCGTCGAATTATCTGATTCTGTTTGCTGACGGGAGAAGACATAGCCATGCGTTCGCGCAGCCGCTTCATCGAGCAGAATAAAGTTCCAGAGGGCATGCTCTCGAAGTAAACATAGAGTGACTGAGCTGCTTCCTTACGAGAAAGTTCTTTCAATGCCTTGAGGCTGACAAGAATTTTATGATCATACCTGTAAAGCTCCCACATAGCCGGATCACCGACCAATTCAACCACATCATCCTCTTCGTCCAGAATGGCGCGCTGAACAAGGTGCGTCATGGTGAATTTCTTTCGGCTTTTGTCGCTGAATGAAATCATGACGCTACCCAGATTCGCCATGGATTCTTGCAGGCGAAAACGCGCACGATGATTGATATCAGTAGGCCGGAGGCCGCACATCTGGGCGAACTCCTGAAAAGGAAGTCGGACTTTTTCTGCCTCAAAACCATACTTCGAGAAAGCCTGGATTATCCCGATCCACGTTTTAAAATCAGTGGACATGTTAAGTTTCATGCCCTGAATTTTGATGTTCGTATATCCTTCAGAGCGGGCCAGCTCAAGACTGCCTAGTTCTTCTGAGGCATCGATCTCAAAATCACGCTTTCCCCGGTCCTTCGGTGCTACTGGCGTAAAAACGCTAAGACGAAGAAGCGCCACGGGCTGAACAGTTTTCCCAGAGGTCGGCACCAGTTCATAACTTGTGTCTTTGTCTTTCAGCTCGATGGCTAAAGGGCTATCTATCGTGCTGATATCATTATTTTTATGTGACTTTCCCACTGAACTAAGTTCCCTTGAACAAAATATGAAAGTAGGCATCTTGGGCTTATGATAATAGGCACTTTTTTTATGAAAGTAAGCATTTTTTTTATGAAAGTGGGCACTATTCTTATGAAAGTAGGCATCCAAAGTGCCATTTTCGCTAGTTAATTCATGGGATTACGAGCGCGGTGATCTATTCTTGATCTCTTTTGATCTTATATATGATCTTAATAATTGATCTATCCAGTGGATAAGTGATTAAGCAGCCAATTCAAAGACCTGTTCCATTGCGCCGCGCCGCCCACTCGCTCGCATTGCTCGGTCGCTGGGGCTGCGACGGCACTGCTGTGAATAAGTTATCCGTGCCAGAGCTGGTGCGGGCTGATGGGTGTTATTCACAACTGGAATCATCTCCCTGGCAGGCTGTCTTTAATCCATTCGGGCTAGGTTGATAATAACTCTTCCCTTGTCTAAACTTCTAATATAACCTTAGAGGTTAAATTTGTGAGTTATAAAAATTCATTCAGCGAGAAAAAGACCGCACATACTCGCTTGTTTATCGTGAAAGAGCTTGTTCGGGCTGGGAAGGTAAGTGCCACTCGCACCTCGCAGGATGATGCAGTAGATCAGCTGGATTTTGTGCCACCTCCGCTGCCAGAAATGATTGATGTTATTCTGGCTTTAGCCGAGAGCAATTTTGTGAAATCCATGACGGCTTATGCTGACACTACCCGCTGGATGGATGTTTATAAAACTAGCTATAACGAGTTCGAGATCTACATCAAAATTGAAGTTCTTGAGCTTGAAAGCCTCGAAGCACCTGGGAAAGTGATAAAAGACCGGGTGTTAATTGTCTCGTTCAAGGAGGCATCAAAATGAAATGCCCTGTATGTTTTAATGCGGAAGTCGTTCGCGAAACCCGCGACATTGAATATGAGTACAAAGGCCGGAAAACCATGCTGACGGCCATCACGGGCGAACATTGCCCGTCATGTGGTGAAATCATCATGGACGCAGCCGAAAGCGCCGATTACTGGACCAAAGTAATGGCATTCCGCCAGCAGGTGAACAGTGAAGAACTGGAACCAAAATTCGTTGCGCGAGTACGCAAAAAATTAGGGATTGATCAGCGGCAGGCTGGTGAATTATTTGGTGGTGGCGTTAATGCCTTCTCACGGTACGAGACTGGCAAAACCACCCCGCCGCCTGTAGTCGTCAAGCTGTTAAAACTGTTTGACCAGCGCCCCGAGCTTTTTGACGAATATCGAAATATTTAAGGCCCCTCTCGGGGCCTTTTTTATTACGTGTTCGCCAGGAACTCCGCCAGCGCCGCTGCAAATTCTGGATCAGTCCCTTCAGGAGCGCTCACCACGGGCACCCAGCGGCCACGGCAGTGAGGATGTACCAGTCCAGCGGGCAACCAGTACATTTCGGCCTCTGAGCGCTTCACAAGGCCACCATCGACGCGCTTATGCGCAGCGGCAGACCGGCCAATGTTATTTTTGCCAGGCCAGATCATCGTGTTCGGGTCTTTGTTCGGGTGGTCGGCTGCGACAACCGTAGCGATGGTCCCGTGGATTTTCTTACAGAACTGGCAGGCGTCCGCATATTGCTCGACGCGCTTCACCTTGTCGCCAGGCTTCGTGCCCGCGATCATGTCTTGGAGCTGGGCTTCGCCCGCCTCGGTGATCGCAATGCGTCTCCAGTCGCGGTTCAGCTCCCCGAACGTGTCGAACAACTCACTTTGCAGGGAAGGGCCGGACGTGTCGCCGTTCAACTTCTTCTCGACGTGTTGGGCTACGGTGGTCCGCATCTGCTTGCGCACGTTCTCGGCCAGGCTCACCACGTTTTCCACCGCCCGGAAGTTGGCAAACTCCATCACGGTCTTTTCGTTGGGTGCCAGCGGGAAGAAGGCACCCGTTTCGGCCGGGGTGCTCGGCAGCCAGGCCAGCAGCCTATCGGCCTCGGCTAGCGTCGGATCGTTCTTCTTCGTCCAGTTGCGCTCGACCTTGCCCATCATGGTGGCTTTGGTTGCGAGCCACTGGGCTTCGGTGATCAGCTCGTCTTTCGGCTGGTAGGTTTGCACGGCCAGCTCGACCGACATCATGTGATCGTCCAGATTCCACTGGGCAGGCGGCAGCGCTTCCAGATAGATGCGCACCAGCTCGCGCTCTTCGGCGGTCCAGCGTTGCATCATATCCACATCCGGCTTCGGCATCGGGGCCAGCCCCAGCTGACCGTTGGACTGCCAGCGCGTGATCGCCTTCTGTACCGACTCCAGACGCATCAGCCCACGGGCGGTAAACAGCTCAATCATCTTGCTGATCAGCGGGGAATCGTGGGGCGTCCAGATAAAATCACCACCCTGGCGGGCTTTCAGTAGCAGCTGCATCGCAGGGCTTTTGTGCGGGTGCGCAGATCGGATGGTGAAAAGTTCGTTGTGCATGAGGTTCCTGATGTTCTGATTTAACGTGCGGCTATCATCGCGTCACGAAAACCCAGCCTACCAGGAGGAAACATTTCGTCGCGTATTGCTCCCCAGCGCTTCGCTACGGCGTTGACAGGCGTTTCCCCGTGCGTAGTTACGCCGATCACCAAAAAAACCCGCAGAGAGCTTCTGAGGGCGTTAGGCCTTCGTGATGTTTTGATAGTCAGACATTCCTCACTTTAGGTTCATCATGGCTAACGTAATCGAGCGCGGCGGGCTGACCCCTGTTGTCGTGCATCTGTTCGACTCTGTGGGCAAGCCCCTGCAAATCAATTCCGGCGACCTGCTGAAATGGGCACTGGTTACCTTTGACGGCAGGATCATTCCCCATTCACAAACGCTTTTCGACTTCAACGAGAAGGGCACTGACCTGCGTCGCGGCCAACTGGTGGCGACCGTCGATCTGGTCAGCAGCCAGTACAAGGACGCCGTGGAGGCGCTGGACAAGTGCATCCTAGTGGTGAACACACTACATGGTCGCAGCATGTTCGAGCTGGACGTGCAGGACCCGTTCGAGCTGACCCGCTCGCAGCTGTTCATCAAAGAGCTGGTGGTGCCGCAGTTGCGCCAGGATCAGCTACTCGTTGCCTCATCCGGGGCGATGCGTGAAGTGGTGATGTCGGATGGCTATATCTGGCAGAAGCTGCGCGCCGCCGAAAGCGAGATTGCCCACCGCCTGCGCATCCTTCTGGCCCCGCACCAGATTTTCCCGGCCACCCCGACGCAAGCCGAGATCGATAGCCTGAAGGGAAGACCGTGGATGGTGGAAACCCCTTACGACTATCAACCCAACATGTACGACCGCGACAAGTGGGGCTACTTCATCACGCGCCAGCGCCCGATCATTAACGTGCAGCGCCTGCGCTTCAGCCTGCCGAGCCAGGGCAACCAATATTTCGACATCCCGACCGACTGGCTGCGCCTCGATCACAAGTACGGCCATGTGCGCGTTCTGCCGACCACGAACGCCAGCCTGGTCACCAGCTCCATGCTGGGCTTCACCGCGCTGACCTGGCAAAGCATCATCCCGAACATGCTGCATCTGACCTATACGGCGGGCATCGAAGATGCACAACGCGACTACCCAGAACTGGTGGACGCCATCAAAAAAATGGCCGTGGTGAAAATCCTTACCGATCTGTTCCTGCCGCAGTCGGGTTCTATCAGCGCCGATGGCCTGTCCGAGTCGATGAGTACCGATGTCAGCAAGTACCAGGACCAGGTAGAGCACATCATCAACGGTGCGGACGGTAACGGCGGCCTGATGGCGCTGTTTAACGGTATCCGCGCAGTGGTCATCTAAGGGGGCAGCATGAAGTTTTCACGCCAGGCGTTTAACGCTCATATCGACAACATCGGCCAGGACGTTCTCTGGATGCGCTCCTGGGCCTGCCCGTGCATGGACCGCAATACCGGAAGCCCTAAGCCTTCCAGCCCCATCTGCGTGGGCCGTGGGCGCGTCTGGGATACCCCTGTCGAAATGGTCATGGGGATCGCCTCCCAGTCCACCCAGATTAAGTGGGCCAAAATGGGCCAGTGGGAGCATGGGGATATGGTGGTGGTGATCCCTGAGAACTGCCTCGCCTGGGACTACGGCGGCCAGTACGACCGCTTCATCACCCAGGAGGGGCTTGATGGCTTCTCTGAGGTGCTTGTGCGCGGTGCCCCGACCGAGCGCCTGCGTGTGCCGGTGCATGAGGTTTTCCGCTGCTTCTGGATAGACCCTACTGACAAGACCAAAGTTGTGGAAGGTGGCCTGCCGGTCATCGACGCAAACGGGCGACCGAGCTGGCCGAACGGCGGTGAGCCGCCTCTGGGCACGTCATATTCCGTTACCGGCGACCGCTTCAGCGAATACTTTTTATTGGACGCGTACCCCGATGACAGAAACGAGCACCGGGGTATGAGACTGCCGAAACGTGTTGTCTTACGGAAATGGGATCTCTATGGCCGAGCGGCAAGGACGTCGAGTTATTGATTTGCGGTAGAATATCCAGACCGCCCGAGAACTCATAGGAATTGAACATGAACGAAAAAGACACTGTAATTGATAATGCGATTGTTGCCATTATTGGCATCATTTCGCAGGGTGGGAACTGGGAAGACGTTAAGGCAGATGATGATGTTTCTGCGGCGGTTGATCAGGGATTCGACCTCGAATACATCAAGAACGCCTGGATGTGATTCATTGAAACCCCTTGCGGCGCTGGGCTTCCGACTGCCCTGCGCTTGTAATTATTACTGTATTGCAGTATTACTGTATTACTTTAATAATGTATTACTTTGGTGACAGTGACCGACACCATGAACTATCAACGAATTTATGATCTCTTGATCCATAACGCTCAAAAGCGCCCTGGACCACCAAAAAGCATTCATAGCCGTAAAACAGGTTATGCGAACCACCACATCCTTCCTGCGGCCTGGTTCGACGGGGGCCGTAGCAATCATGAAGCAAATTCGAAAGCAAACCTGGTGTTTCTGACGCATAGAGAGCACTTCATCGCTCATCATCTTCTGGTGCGTATTTATCCCGACGATGAGTCCTTAGCGCTGGCTTACGTCCTCATGTGCAGGACGGGTGATAAGCAAAGGGTGACCGGTAAACTCTTCGAGATCTGTCTGATGAAGTCATATGAGTTCATCCACAATAACCCCGTCATTATCGCGAAGAAACATGCGGCTAGCCAAAGGTTGAGAGGTAACCCTGAGTTTTCTCGCACCATGAGCAGGGCAGGGAAAAAGCGGTGGGAAGATCCTGAATATCGGGAAGCGACCATTACCCGCATTATTGAGCGGGCTAATTCGCCAGAGAGATTGCAGGCGATGACTGAACAATGGGAGCGTCAGCGCAATGATCCTGAATTCATGGAGCATCACCGTGAGTCAATCAGGAAGCGAAGTGCGACATCAGAATGGCGAGTTAACCAGAAAGAGGGGGCTGCGCGCCGGAGTGCCGATCCAGAATGGCAGCGTCGGCACCGCGAACAACGAGAGCGGCTGGAAGCCGATGGCACAATGATAAAGGCCAGATCTAAAGCGGCAGTAAAACGCTTACGCCCCGTAATTGGCACCCCTGTTAATGGTGGTGCTGAAATTCTCGTTGAAAATTTAAACCAATCACAATTCAGTAGCCCACATGTTTCTTCCTGCTGCAAAGGGACGCGGCGTATGTCTGGTGGTTATTACTGGCGCTTCGCCACTGATACGAAAGAGCAGATGCTTGAACGGCTAGCTGCTTTCGATAGGCCACGCAGGCATGCCCGTGTGGTAATCGGAACGTCAATCGAAACAAACCAGACAATAATTCTACGGGGCACTAAGGAGATTGAAGCCGCTGGATTCAACAAAAGTCGTGTGTCTGGCTGCGCTACAGGTCGATTGAAATCCCATAAAGGGTACACTTGGCGGTATGCCACCGAAGAAGAAAGGGCTGAGTGGGAAAGTAACACATTAATACTGTAATACATTATTACAGTATTAATTGAGGCGAGGGGAAACCTCGCCTCCCTGGTGGGCTGTTAGTCTGCCATTAGAACGCCGGGGCCTTTCTCGGCGATGGAGTGCAAAACGCGAAGCGCAAGGCCAGAAGGCTTTTTCTCGCCGCGCTCCCACTTAGAAATAGATCCAACGGACATACAAAGCGTGTAAGCCAGCATTGACTGAGACAAGCCCCAGCGCTGGCGAAGTGCTTTGATTTCATCGCCAGTCATTGGCTTCGCTTCTTTTGGCATTACCCTTTTCAGATCGCCAATTCGCTTACACTCTTCGATGGTTTTCACCGTGTCATCGGACGCAATACCGAGGGCATTAAGCTCTTTGGCGAGGTTCAGCATTTCATTCATGTTCGGACCCATTCTTTACCTCCGTAATGATTCCGTTGGTGAGCATCGTTTCGATCTGTTTGTCTGTTGCCGCCAGAAAAACATCTGCCAGCGCCCGATACGCGGTAAGCTCTTCAGCAGTTATTTCTTTTTGTCTTTTTGCCCGCTCCACTTTGGGCCAGCCGTCAGCGAAGAATAGATGCTTACCCGTCTTAAAAAAAACTACCGTCCGCATCCCACTGCTTTTACCCGCACCTAAAGGCACACGCTTTTTTATAACACCACCGCCCAGGTCGGCATCAAAGAGGCCATTCATGACTTCCGTGGCGGCCTCATGTAAAGCAGTGTCGGTGACAGGCAGCTTTTTAATGCACTTATCGAACGACTTAATTTTATAAATCGACATTATATACGCCTGCTGTAGTAATAGTAACTATAGTACCCATTGCTATATATTGTCGCAAGTTTATAGTTACAACATCCATCTGAATATTTCCATCCGGTACTCGCATCAGCTCTCGACGCGCGCAAAGTCCCGGCAGTCAGTCACTTCCAGTCACTTTTTTGCTTCCCGGACCCCGTTCGAGGACGCTACCCTCCAGTTGGTTTTTTGATCAACCTAGTAACCGACAACCATGAAAATGCTCAAGTTTTGCCCGCACTGCGGGAAGGCGTCCGCGTCCGCCAGCTTCAAACAAAATCACTTTGATAACTGCGTTAAACACCCTGATCCGGCAATACGTCAGCAGGCGATGTTGCGCCGCAATGCGTTACTGACCGCCTGCAACCGCTGCGGCTATGCCAGCTCTCCGCCTGTCATTCAGAGCCACCACAACGAAAAGTGCAAAGCCGTGCCGCTGGTGGCCGTCAACGCCCAGACGGGCGAGACTCGCTTCTATCGCTGGTCCTGGATGACTGTTGAAGACGGGTTTGACAGAGACGCTATCCGGCAGATCCTGCGTGGTGCGCGGCATACTACCGGTGGCTTTCACTTCAGGGAAGCCAGCCAGGAAGAGGTTGCCGCAGGTGCCGTGCTAAACCCGACCGTCTCTGCCGCTTACCGACCGCGTGAACGAACCGTGGTGCGCATCGCCGATGATGGCACTGAAACTCACTTCCCGAGCATCCGGGAGGCCGCCACGGCCACCCCAGGCGCAGCGTCGGGGAAAATCTGCGAAGTGATGTCCGGGGACCGGAAAAAACACGCCGGTTACCGGTGGCGGTTTAACCCTCCGAAGTTGTGACAGTCCGAGTCGTGAACGCACTATTTGCTCGTGTTTAGCGAGCAAGAGTAGACGCAGTGATCCGGCATGCAGAAGATTTGACAGGGCGACAATACAGCGGCTGGACCGTGCTAGGACGCGCGGAGCTTGGGTATCGAACCGGACGAGGCATTGTCTGGCACTGCCAGTGCAAGTGCGGGGCGTTCGGTGTTGTTACAGGTTGCTCTCTCAAGAATGGTAGATCAACGCGGTGCAGGCGCTGTGGCGATAAAGAACGGCTTCCCCCAAAAAAATTAACAGGCAATTTAAGGACCTCACTGGGCTGACCTTTTCGCGCTGGACCGTTCTGGGACTCTCTCACCGCAACCT